GGGGCTTATTCACAATCTGACGAATATTTTCACGATCATCTGCTTGTGTTTTACCATAGATCAAATAGCATGGTTTGTTACAGTTTGATTTGATTCGTTCAAACATTGGCAATCCGTGTTTTTCTACAAAGTTAAAAAGCACAAGTGTATTACCTTTTAGACTACAACAAAGATCTTCTATAAACTTATTTCTTTCTTCATTTGCAACTAACCATTGCACTTCTTCAATGTATTTTGCTCTTTTAATTTCTTCTACTTTATTCTCTGGATATTCAAGAAGAAGACAGTTGATTTTTAGATTGGAAAGAAAGTTCTGATCGATCAAATCTTTAGTGGTCGTTACACGGAAGACAGGACCAAACAACCCTTCTACTACTAGTTTATGGACATGTGTGCCATCTAAAGTGCCAGTTGTACCAACTCTAAATTCACACCCCTTCATTTTACTCATTAGAGTAGTTAATGATTTTGCCTTGAACAAATGACATTCATCGCCAAATACACAAAGAACATCTTTGAAATATTCTTCTTTCATTTTGTAAATACTTTGCCAAGTAGAAATGATTACTCTACGAGGTGTTTCTTTTGGTTGTCCAGAATATACTGCATGACAATTGCGGATAAACCCATCTTTATTTGAGTAGTCGTGAAAGTCATTTGCCATTTGTCCGACAAGACCAGTTGTGGGAACAACGATTATAATTTTCTTGTGCGGCGGAAGTTTCTCCATCAAATACCGGATACATAGGTAAATGATTAATGATTTACCACTACCAGTAGGAGAGATTAAAAGAGTTCTCTGCTTCAATAAAGAATGCTTTACTGCACTCTTTTGATAATCATGAGGAACAATTTCTTTTCCATCACTATAGCACTTAAATCTACCAAAGAACTCATCAACAGATGCTTCATCGAACTTTAGATTTAAATTCTCAAGAGGTTCATATTGAAACTTATATCCGCGTTCCTCTGCAAACTTAAACAAATAATCAAGCAGTCCAGTATAAAGTGTATGAGTTAGTGTATTGAAAAGACGAATCTTCCCATCCCACAATCTATTCTTATATGCTGGTGTAAATTGGTAATTAGGAACCGAGAAAGTGAAGAAGGAACTTATTTCCTTTGCAATGCTCTTTTCACAATCTACTTTTAAATTTACCGCATCTGCTTGTGTTACTTTTATCATTGTCCTTGTGTGAATTTAATCCAATCAATTGCAGATCGAATATTCCAGTTTCTATTTGAAATAACCTTTACTAGATTCTCTAGGTAGTTTACTTTTTCCTTTTGTAGTTCAAGTTTATTTGAGAGTTCAATTACTTGAACATCGCTGTCAATAAACCTGTCTAGATCTTGACGAAGAATTGCTAGATCAAATGGTTCCCATCCAAGATCTTTTAGTTGTTCATCTGACATCTTGCCTGAGTAGTATAACCACTTGTTTCTTTTGACTACATTGAGATCCGAGTCTATTTTCTTTAGAACTAGTTTCTCATCCAACATAATAGAAAGATACTTATTGTGAATTTGTGGGGTGCGAAGACTTTCTGTATCCAATGAAGAACCATCAATCTTCATGTCCTGCTCTGCCATTGTACGAATTTCACTTAGTTTAATAGTCATAATTATAGTATATCACAAAACCGGCAGAAATCAAGCGGCAGTTATTCCTTGGATTTCATATCTTGTAAAATTAAATACTGCATTTGCTATTACAGAATCTACTCCGGGGAGAGTAGAATCAAAATCTATACCTGTTAAAGATATTGGAAAAGTATGAAAAAAAGTAACTCTTGATATCGGTTTATATGCACTTGAAAGTACTAATAAAGAGGCAGTAGATATTTTTTGATGTTCTGGTAAAATATCTCCAACAGAATATGTGTCAGTTGAAAGATCTCTTATCCAGTTATAAATTTCTAACCAGTTTTTCATTTCTTCATCTACTACAAATGAAATCATTAAATCGCCAAATACATGTCTTGTTCCTGGCCTTTTAATATCCATTGCAGTTGGGTTTGACTGAACTGAAACTCCCATACTTATTTCTGGTATATTTGCTCTTTGACAAAAATAAGTAAAAGATGGACACCTCATTATAGAAAAAATAAATTTGTTATTGGTTAATTTATTTCTATTAGTAGGTTGAAATGGATTATTTATTAATAAATCTCCTGGAAGTTTTGATCTTTCAGAATCAGATAGAGATTGAATATAACTTGTTATGTCCATACTAATATGTATAAAAAAACAGGGAGGGGTTTTGCCCCTCCCTGTCACTGAACCTTATTCAGTCGTTGTTAATTATCCAATATATCCACCAGTTTGACCGTGGAGGTTATCTACACGGAAGAGACGGTAGTAAACATTGTCTCCCTTGTCTAAACCATGACGATCAGTCCAAGTCGAAGATGAATCACGACCCTTGGCGAATGGATTTGCAACCATTCCGTAACGAGTCTTGAATCCAATCTTTGGTTGGAAGGTGTTCTGGTTTACTGCACGAACCATTTGTAGAGGAACATATGGGCAGTAGAAGAATCCTGCGTCATAAGGAGTTGCGCCCTTATAACCAACACAAACAAAGTTCTGGTTAGTATTGACAAATGGATCGATATAAACCTTAATCTTATTGTTTAGTACACCAGCAAAAACATTGCCAGTATCGTCAACATTTAGATTAGCAGTTAGTGCTGGAGCAAGGTTAAGGAATCCACCCATGGCGAGTGCACTTGCAACATCTGATGAACAGATGATGAAGTTACCCTTTCCTCTACGAGTTTGCTTGGCAATTACGTTTGCTTCGCGCTCGATTTGGAACATTAGACCGCGGAATCGTTCTGCGCTCCAACGACCATCTGAGTCGCTTAGGATGTCGTAGATACCACCAGTGCCTGAGTTATAGTTGGCAAGGTCTGGTTGGACACAACCAGTCTTAGCAACATGATACATTGCACGGATGATTTCACGGTTGATTTCGTTGAGGATTTCGGTGCTAAGAATATTAGCAAGTTCTGCCTCAGCGTCAAGTCCGTGAACTGCCTTTAGATCCTGTGCAAGTTCGGTGGTATATTCTGCCTTTAGTGCACGGGTTCTTGCTTCTACTGGAATTCTTTCAATGCTGAATGCCATTTGTTGGAATAGTGGTGAATCACCTAGACCTTCTGCATCAGCAGTTGTGAATCCACGGAACGCGCTAAGTGGATCATTATTTGAATTACGGGTTGGCCAATTTGCACCAGATGCTGCACCGTTAAGGTTTAGCCAAGTACCACCTTCAAGGGGTGAGAATCCAAAGGTAATACCTGCGGTTGAACCGGATGCACCTGAGAACTTGGGGAATGGTTCGTCAAAGTGTGATTCAAATCCGGTTTGCGAATCGTACTTGCTACGCATTGCAAAGATAAGTCCAGTTGGTGCAGTCATTGGCTGCACGCCGCAAATATCATATGCAACGACATTAGGCATTGCACGACGAACTAGCGAGATAAGAATTGGGTCATATCCTGCTAGTGCGCCTGATGATGCAGCGCCTGCTGGAGTTACTGAGAATCCACCGCCCATTGAGTTTACTGGGGCTTCGGTGAGCATTTGCTCTCTCATTGCATTCTTCTGATTTTCAAGAAGAACTGCTGTAACTCTTTTCTTGTGCATATCATTAATGTTTTCGAGCTCCTTGTGATCGAGCACAGGGCTCCACTTTTCTACTAAAGTATCGTATGGGGTTGACTGATTAAAATCCATTTCTCTGTTCTCCTTTGTTTAATCTATTTATTATTTTGATGTTTTACGATTGGTTAATTTAAGCTGGTTGCTGATGCTATGGATATACGCATCCATTGTGGGATCCACACCAGCTGGTTTTCTATTAACATCTGTAGTTTCTTCGGTTAGAAGGTTACCAGTATTTTCTGCTGTTCCTTCTGCTCCAAAATATGACTCCTTGAGAAGTTGAATCTTGTCGCGGTATTGATCAACGCTATTAAATTCGATGTTCTCTGAAAGTTTTGCTAGTTTTTCTACTTCAGTATCTGCAAGACCTCTGCTGAGTTCTACAAATGATTCGGCACATTCATGAGCAAGAACTTTATTTTTAAGTTCCATGTTTTCCATTATAGTATTGTTTAATTGTGATTCCAAATCGGTATTTACAGTAAACAGATCATCAAGGGG